TTGATGCGCCGCTACGATTGCGATCGGGCGCGACAACCTGCACCTCGGCAAACTCACGTAAAGCACGCGCCAGCGTCTGAATACCCGGCGCATGGATTCCATCATCGTTACTCAGCAATATCCGCATTTAAGCCGCAACCTTATGAATTTTATAGACCTTCATCATTATCACCGGATTTCTTATCCTGCTGGTTATCCTGTTTTAATTTTGCTGGCCTCTTTTTATACAGTCAATGCGAAGAAGCAGATGGGTATTCTAGCGTGGTGTTATAAATGAGGGTAGAGCGAATTGTAACGCCTTCAGATCGTCGGCCTGTCATCCTCATGCATGGTCGTGATTTCATGCGTCACCACTCCTACCACCGCAATATCTTCCAGCAGGTCATCCATCAGGAATGCGCCATCGTCTGTAATAAGCCGCCGCGGCTGAATCATGATCATCGCCCACTCATACATGCCTGAGATGTCAATCAGCACCGTGTCACCGTTTACCGGATAACGCTGCTTATCGACTATGCACCTGCGGCCGTTCAGCTCCACCATGCTGGAAGTATCGCGGGTAGACAGGATGTGCTGCAGCGGCTGAAGCAGAAACGTCACTTCGCCACTGGCAGGTCCGACAGTCTGGTTGTGTATGCCGGCGACAACATTTCTCGCTTCATCTCCCAGGATTTCTGGATACCCTGTCCTGCAAACCATAATTTCCCCTTCCCGCTCTGGTTGAGACCGTCAACGACGCGCATCAGCGATTCGCTGTTGGCCTTTGGTTTGAATTCGTCAAAGAGATTAAGTTGTGAGACGCCCTGGCTGTAAAAGTCGCCCAGCATCACGCCTGCTTTCATATACCTGCAGCCGTCGCGCCATATGTGGTCGAGTCCCTGCATGGCAACCCGGATGATGTCGCGCGTGTCGTTAGACGGCGTGAGCAGCCTGCCCATAGCCTGATTGCCATAGAACACCTCGCCTTCGGCGTGCGGGCTGGTACGGACAAACACGGCTACCTGTCGGCAATACTGGCGCTCACGCCTCAGCTTCTCGGCAGCGCGTTCTGCATACGAGCAAACCGCCTGGCGCATGTCCATGTACTCGGTGATGCGTGAGCCAAATGAACGGGAGCAGACAATCTGCTGCTTCGTCGGCGCGAACTCTTCCAGCTCAAGACATGGCTCGCCGCGCAGCTCGCGCACCGTTCTCTCCAGCACCACATTGAAGTGCTTGCGGATGATGTATGTGCTCTGCTCCGACAGGTCTTTGGCGGTGATGATGCCCATCGCGTTCAGCTTCTTGCTTATCCGACGGCCGACGCCCCAGACATCCTCTACCGGTACCAGCGCCATTAGCTTTTTCTGCCGATCGATATTCGACAGGTCGACGACGCCGCCAGTCTGCTTCCACTTTTTAGCAGCGTGATTGGCAAGCTTGGCCAGCGTCTTGGTTTGTGCAATGCCGACACCAACGGTCAGATGCGTGTCTCGCTTTATTCGCTCCCGCACCTCGCGGCCAAAGTCTTCCAGTACACGACAATTTCGAACGCCGGTCAGATCGAGGAATGCTTCGTCGATTGAATACACCTCCACCGATGGCGCCATTTGCTCCAGTGTCGTCATCACCCTGTTGCTCATGTCTGCATAGAGCGCATAGTTGCTACTGAACACGTGAATCTTGTGCCGGCGGATTTCGTCCTTAAGCTTGAAGTAAGGCGCACCCATCGGGATTTTCAACGCTTTCACTTCGGCGCTACGGGCGATGACGCAGCCGTCATTGTTGCTCAGCACCAGAACCGGTTTGCCGCGTAAATCAGGTCGAAACACCGTTTCGCAGCTGGCGTAAAAGGAGTTAACGTCAACTAGCGCGAACATCACATGCCGCCGTTTGGATTGAAAACCTGAAAAGTGCGCTCATCGCCATCAGCCGTTGAAATGTCACGAAAGGTTGTAGTGTGCATCTCGATCCAGCTATTGGCGGCGCGAAGCGTGTAATGCCAGTTCAGTCGCTCCAGTTCGCTCACAAAGTCGAGCGTGCTGATAGTAAAGCGGCCTGAGGCGTCTCGCTTCATAGCCTGCTTAAAGGCCATCATAATTTCGTAGTCGCGGGGCATGGTCATCTCCCTCCCTGATAGATACTGTATATAAATACAGTAATATCGATCGGTGGTATCGATCAAGTCGATTGATTGTGGTTTTTGCGAAGGGATTGGTGCGGAAAGGAATTTAGGTGGGCGAGCGCGGAGGGAGTGACTAAGCTTTAGTCACCCACCCCGCAGCCTGCATGAAGATGGACGCGGTCTACAGCTGCCCCGTCGCCGGGGCTTTTTTTAGGCGTCGAGTCCGTCAATGGCTTTCATACGGCTTTGCAGTTCAGCAATAATTAAATTATCCCGTTCAATCAGGCCTGACAGTTCTTTGATTGATTCAACCAATAGCCCAACGGTATCGCCGTAAGCTACGCCCAGCGCATCTGATATTACATCACCCGCCTTGAGCTCATTAACATCTGTCTTAAGCGTATATGGTCCTGTATTGAATACTGCTTCTGGTAGGACTTTCTGTAAATCCTGAGCAAGTAAACCAGTGAAGACCATCCCATCCCTTTTACCCGTATAGCCAGTTAATGCCTTAACTTTTTCTAAAGCGCCAGCTATCACCTTGAGATCAGTTTTAAATCGCTTATCAGAACCATTTGTCCATGTACCAGAAGCGTAAGCGTTACCGTTGTTCTGGAAACGGAAATCCCAGGTATTGCCGCCTTGGGTGCATTGAATTAGCGCGTATGTGCTGGTTCCAACTAACTCACGTACGCTGAATGTTGCTTGCAATGCGGTACTAACAATCTGACTTGTAAAAACACCACCCGAGTTAATCTGACCTGACGTACCGCCGCGCTGGCTATTAACGGCATTGAATCCAGGCGAATAGTAAGTATTAGGCGCGCTGGATGTTGTTACATAAGTGTTTGATGACAACGTGCCGCCAGTTTTTTTGTCTACAGTGCCAAGCCGAAGATCATCTCCTGCAGCGACCGTACCAGCAGTGGTGCCAGTATCTTTGTAAGCGGCATTACCAAGAGTAGTGAACTTACTCGCTAAGTAACCCCAGCTTGGTCCAGTGAATGTATTCAGATCGGGAAGATTAACAGTTACCGATTGATCGCTACTGAAAATCTTTTGCCAATTACCTTTATCAATATTTAACCCACGAATGGCGTATGTGACCTGCGCCGCAAGCTGAGCTGTTATCGCTGCCATGGTTCCGTAAGGGACGGGAGTCCATGCCTGTCCTGATGCAGATGGCCCTGTATATTTCTCAATCAGAGTCAGGGATGTATTCGACTCGATAGACTTCACGCCTAGCGTATATGCCAGACCTCCGATAGTAGAAACCAGAAAGTCATTCACTTTTAATTCAGTAGTGAAACTAGTTCCTGTGCCTGTGACGGTTGCTGAGTTATTTGTTAAAGCAATGGTGCCTGCTGGCATAGTTTTCTCCGGGCAATAAAAAACCCGGCACGATGGCCGGGTCATTAAAATAAGCGTTATTTAGAAATAATCGATTGCATCTATGCAGGGTATTGAACATCCAACCTGCATTGCTTTAGGGCTTAATGTTTTGGCCCCCTCACCAACGGTGGGGCCTCGCGCGCAGGAGACCTGATAGCCATCCATCTTAAAACCCGCGTACATAATAGGCCTGTACTTCCAGGTAGCATCAGACCTACTTTCAGCGCCGCTTTGTGAACCAATGCTACAAAGTGGAATCATGGGCTGGGCCATGCTCAATGACGGTGATATCCATTGCAAAACTTCTCCATCACTTGTGTCCTGATTTTCATATCCGGGGAAATTATATGCCGCACCACGCCACATTACTGGCGGATATTTACTGGTGAAAGTATTTGCCCCGGCGGCATTGCGAATAACCATCCCATACCCTGACGCTGGCAATTCTGGTGAAAATCCGCACGAAACAATCACTATCTGCACGCCATTAACCGCCCCTCCACTTACACCTCCGGGGCCATAGACATCAATCCGATTGCTTCCACGCTCTAAATATAATGTCCTGTCGCCTCCGCTGAACCTCACAAAACAAACATAGTTTCCTTTAGCAACAACATCAGAAGGTATGGTCCAGCTTCCATTGATATTTACGACAGCTCGATAAGTGACAAATCCGAGCATCGTGGTGTCATTTAAATTCAGGAAATCAGATCCATTTCTGATTCGTATTCCATATTGGCTGCTTCCTAGAGATGCGCCGCCATCGACTGATAGAGTGTCAACGAAGCCAAAAGCATTTTGTGATGTTTGTGCATCCTGATGCCCTCCTACTTCATAAGTGAAAACCCCTGACGAAGAGAGGCTATAGCTTTTGATGTAAAAGAATCTGCTTGGTCCGTTTACCCCTACAAATGAGCGGATCAGGTTTCTTGGAATTATTAGTTGTGAGGCTCCGGGAGTTGGAGATTTTACCTGACGGGTTCTATTCACGCCGTTTAGCTCCAAATAGCCGAGGTAAGAGATGAATCTTGCAGAGCCATCTAATATTATTTGCTTACCACCATCATCTGGAGTTATTCGTATTCCATATACATCAGCCATCAGTTTAGCTTCCCTATAAAAGTCCTCTCAACTCCACCTGTGTCATAAACACCAAAGCCATTGGAATTCAATCTTGAGCCGCCACCCACGCCGCCATTTCCATTTAGTTCGAATGAACCATCATTATTCATGATCGTGCCAGAACGTGCTGGGACATAGTTTGCTGAATACCACGAGCCAACCTTTGCAAGCGTTATAGAGGCGTAATTGATGAATGCATCGTTTATAAAAACCTGTCCATTTACAGTCGCGAACGCTAACTGGTAATTTCCAGCATTACTTCCGGTATAAATGCCAAACTGATCCGCATTGAAGGCCAATGTTGATTTATAAGAGCTGCCAGATGGCTCTATTCCTATAGCCATGCCAGCACCGTAATAAACACCGCTACGAGTAATTCCAACCCTTAATGTGTAGGAGGCTTTAGCGGTACCGTTATCCGTTACGGTTGCCGTGAGTTTTTCATTTACGGCCGCATTCAGGTCGCCAATCTGAGCCTGTACCTGAGTTTCCAACTGCGCCATAGCCTGTGACACAGTCGCAACAGTGGTTTTCACAGTAATGATGTCAGCGCGAACCTCTCCATTGATAGCGAACTGGTGATCGACAGTGGCGTTGTTATCCAGCGCGTTCTGCAGCATTCCTTCGATATTTGTATCGATTTTGCCGGTAAGATTTTCGAAGGCTTCTGAGTTTCGAATCGCATCATCGATGTAATCAATCATTCCAGGAATATCAGATGAAGCCTGACCTGATACCTGGACGAATGCCGACACACCGAATGCATTCTTTGTGCGCACATACATGTAGTAGGTCGTGTCAGCCTTTAATCCGTGAAGCGTCCACTGTGAAGCGCGACCAAGGAACTGCGCTTCATTCTCTACGGCTCCAATGCTGCTAGCTGGCACCTCTCCGGTGTACCAGAACTCGAAGGATGTATCGGTTGTTGCTGACACGCTCATTACAGGAACGATGTCGGCGGAGAAGATGCCAGGCGTCCACTGAATGAAAGTTGGCGCAGATGGAGCGCCGATAACCAGGCTAACCTGCGTCTCTGCGCCCTTCATCCCGTTCTCATTCCGGCCACGCACACCGAGCGAGTAGCTACCGGACTCTAGACCGTAAAAGTCATAACGGAACTGGTCAGTTTCGTACTGGGCAACCACCTTGCCGTCCATGCTGTAAACATAGAGCTCGAAGACAATCTTCTTGGTGAGCGTTGCAGTTTCCCACGTCGCCGAAACCTGAATAGTCTCGCTGTTGACGTTTATGATGCGCAGGTTCTCAATGTTCGGCACACGATATCCATTGAGCGTATCGCCGGGCGTATCGAATACCGCGCCATCATCAACCACAGCCTGCTTATTCGGGTCGTACAGCGTTGCAGAAATGGAGTAAACCGAGTTGTTCTCGTCTTCAGAAATACCCATGATGCGGAACAACCGCGGCGCGACTTCGTCAGTAGAAATCACGAACACGGTGCCATCACGCACCCACGCTGGCGCAGTTTTGAGGCGGATAACGCGACCTGTGACACTGGCAATCTCGTATTTAATGAACTTGCCAGTTGAACCCATGATCGACATTTTGTCGCCGCTGCCGGCCAGCTCCGACACATCAGCATCCACCGTTATCGAAGTGCCGCTGTGCGAGATGATTCGGCCTCCGAGACGCGTGGCTGCATAGTTATTATCAAGAATCTCAACTACATCACCGGGGATGAAGCGGATAGCTTCGCGCGCCATCTTGAAGGTGTATTTTTTGGTCTCTCGCTTGCAGGTCTCAAGCATCCACTTACCTGTTCGGTAAGCCTGACCTCGTGAGGTGCAGCCGAAGGCCTCCATCGTGGTTTCGTTGTAACCGTAGCGGTCGATCATTTGATCGTCAGATACGTATTCTTTCACTTGTGACCAGCCGTTATTAGGGTCGGTCCACGAAACAATTACCGCATTGAAACGCTCCGAACGCTTCATCGACCCGCCAGTAAATAACCCATCCACTACGTTTGCATTAGTGATTGAGGCGACCGGGTCCTGCGGGTTATCCAGCATCACCGAGAAGCGCATGCCATCCCACAGAGCGATGCCACGGAACATGCCAGCGATATCGTCCAGTAGGTCGCGCGCGCTTTTCTGCTCTGTGATGTATGCATTAAGCGTGAAGCGAGGCTCTTTGCCGCCAAAGCCATCATCAACAAGCTGATCGCAAAACTGCGAAAGCACGTACAGGCTTCCGTCATCGACATCAACATAGCCCGCTCGTCGTGCCAGACCGTAACGCGTGTTCTTCACCAGTGCGCGGAACAGCCAGGCGGGATTGTTTGTCCATGCTGATTTGAAACCACCTGTCCAGATTCCAGTGTAAGTGCGGGCGATCGGGTCATAGTTATCCGGCACATCGACAATCAGCCCGCGCAGATGATAAGTGCGAGAAGGCGTATCTGTGTACTGGTCACGGTCAACCACGCAGCCAGCGACAGCAGCATAGGGGTATGACAGGTTATCGTCGGTGATTTCGGTGAAGCTGTTCCAGATGGTTCCGTTGTTCAGCAGGTCGCTAGAGCTGTCAGCTGTAACGCGGCGCAGGCGGATGTCGAATGGCTTAGTTTCAGGCGCATCAAACAGGTGTGCTTCAAGATACTCGCCAGACTGCTTACCGGTGATCGTCACCGTTTTCTGGATTTGCCATGCACCGGCGCTACCATAGCGGGTTTCGATTACCATCGTCACAGATGTTTCGTGCTGATTGCCTTTGCTGTCCTGCTCAACAAGGCTGGACACGCCGATGTTCATACGAACGCGATCGACATCAGTGTCCGTTACCGTGCGCACCAGAGGCGTCGCCTGAGTCACGTCGGTATTAACGACCGTTGTCGCCTCAATGGTGTTGAATCCGTTGATTGGCGTCTGTGTCGCCGTGCCCGGGCGCCACGCCACGCTAACACCATTAATCGTCGTGCCGCCGAGGGAATCGGTGACCGGCGTCTTATTCAGCATGAACGAGGAAAGATGCTGCTGGTCTACCGGTCCGTAAATTGGCCCTTCACTGATGAGGTCGAGAACGCGGAGGAATTGCTTCGATTTGAGGTTGTCGTCGATTAATTTTGGAGTGCTGCCACCGCCGCCGCCTGAGCCCATGCTTTCACCTTAACTAATTGAGATATTCCAGTCCTGGTTGTTCGATGTGTCGATGCCAAGGCTGATTACGTTCGAGCCAACAACCATCTCACCCAAAAGCAGCGGCACCGGCCTGCCCTGCCCGATACGGTTCTCCGCGCTGGTGAATGAGTTATTGGTGATGGAATTGGTGTCCTTATCCGCTGATGAGCTCGTTTTCATGTGCGAGGTCATATAGAGCGAATAGGCAACTGAAGCGACAGTGACCGCGACCATAATCCACACGGCCGCCACCGCCGAAATCGAACCTTCTACGATCGGCACGAACAACACCGTAGCGCCGTCCTTGATGTGCCGGTTCATGTGGAATTCAAGGTTGTCGGCTGAGATGTCGCTGCCATCGATGCGCATGCGCAGTCGGGTTTGGTAGAAGTCGCGTTTGAATGCTGGGCACTGAGCCAGCAACAGGCGTAACCCTTGGGATGGGGTATCTACGTTTAAAGTGATTTGGCGGAAATGTCGTCGTAAGTTTCCAGCGAATTTAAATATCAGCATTCACCCTCCGAAACGTGTGTTTCTTATGATGCTGAAGCTTTCCATTAACACAGCGATAAACGAGAGAATCAGTAAAGCCATTCGCCCTAATATCTTTGGCGCCATGCATATAAGTCTCCTTACCGCTTTCGATGCATGTGGCTACGACTAAGCCCTGAAACCACATATGTTTTTTGCCACTCGCAAGGTGCGCGCCAACCCTATTAAGGCCGGTATTAAATGCATGTCTTATATTCTCTTTAGCGGTCACCCACTCCAGATTTAAGTAAACATTGTTCGATTTAACTCCATCGATATGGTTGACCTGCAACAAGTCCGATCCGCCAACAATGAAAGTATCTGCGACCAAGCGATGAACATATTTCTTCGCGGGCTTTCCATTAACGCACAGAGTTACGTACAGATATCCGTGTCGATCTTTGTGCTGCTTTAAACATTTTGACTTGCCTATGCGCCATACAAGACCAGATGAGGAAACCTTATAAAAATCTTCATAGCCATGAACTGGCAACCAAATTTCCTCATAGGGTTTTTGATTTGAAATCATCATAAATTCCTCTTAGGTCTAGCGATGAGCATTGTTCATGCCTCCAAATGGAGTGGATCAGGGGTACGTGAATCTGACGAAGCGGTTCGCGGCGGCTAAGCCTGCCGTGAACTTCGTGATGCAGGACGATGTTGTCACCAAGCCAAATCATGGCGTGGCATGGGTCGCATTCGGGAAAGGCGCGGCGGATAATCACATCGCCTGGCTGAATGGCCTCGAAGCCAACCTCGTGAAATCCGTTGGATGCCATATTCTTCAGGTAGAGGTTTTCACCGCGGACCCACCAACCTTTGGTTCTCTCGAAGTCGGGCAAATCAATGCCGCACAGATGATATGCGTCCCGAAACAGCGTGTAGCAGTCCATCAAGCCATGCTCGAACCGGCGTCCCAGCAAATGCGGCCTAGGAAGCAATTTTCGTAGCTTCCCACCACTCGCCAGCCACCATTCGATTCCGGTTGCCAGTTGAGCAGTGCGGTCGGCAGTTGACAGAACAAGTTTTGGCTCAGGATGAGAATGAAAAACGGCGGTGATTTCTCCCGCCGCTTCTGCTTTAAGCCAGTCTGTTTCGCCTATCCGGAAGTTGCGCCCCGGATCGGGATGCTCGTTTGCGCAGCGCCACAAGCGATTGCCGTCAATAATCAGCCCACACACTTCATTTGCAGACTCCGCAGCGTATGCCAGGCATTCAGATTCAATCATCAGGACACCTTGGCAGAGCCGGGATAGCCGCCGTATGGCAGCGCACTTGGTTTAGCGAAACGAAGGCGGCAGCCGCTGCGATGCTTGGAGCATTTATCGCGCGACATATCAGAGGTTGGATTGTCTTTCTCGTCAGCAACGGGGCCGCCGGAGTAACCGCAACCATCGCCGCGATAAACCCACTGACATACATCAGCCAGAATTGTGCGAGCCGGGATAATCGCATTGTCGCAATCGACCGGCGTGGCTAAGTTGTAAGTCACCGTCTCGAAGGTCTCTTCCGCCATTTCCTCAATGACGTAGCGCGACACAGCCTCCATCGTCGGATCTGCATTTGCGTTTCCATTCGGGAAGTTGACCACGTCTAGATGCTTTACCAGCACCTGCCGGCGCGTCACTACCGCACCTAATGCATCTTCGAAATCGTGGTTGATGCCGGTTATCAGTCCGGTGATATTCGCCACCTTCATCGTCGGGCGCGAATAGGTGCCTTCTGACTTAACCTCAAAACCTTCCACGGCGATCGGATATGCAGAGTAAGCGCGGCCCTGCCAGATTACGTCGTTGAAATAGCCATTGGTACCAGAGTGAAAGCGGAGAACGTCGCCGCCAAACGCCTGCAGGTCTACTTCGTACAGGTCGAGCATCGCGCCAACACCTGCGTCAACGCTCTCGATGATGAGTTCTGCTGGTATATCTCTCATCGCGGCACCTGCTCAAACGTAGCTGTAAGCTGGCTCAGGCTGCCAGTGGTTTGCAGTGACCATGACCGGCAAACATAAAGAGACTGAACGCCAGTATCAGACGGAGTCCAGTAGAACGATTCCACCGACATTCTCGCCTTCAGAAAGGTATCTGCAGCTTTAGCCACGTTTGGTCGGGAGCACTTTGAATCGTCACGACCAATAAACGTCAGCGAGTATTTACCCATTAATGGGTTGATACCCTTAACCTGACGCTGCTCGTAGCCATCACCTAGCTTAACGACGGCCACATCAGGCGTGCGATCGCCCGTGAAGCCCTTTTGAGGGCTCCATGTGAAAGTTTCTGGCATTGTTTCACCGGCTTAAGATTGGTTAAAATTATATCGCTTGAAATCCTCAAGCATCGAAATGGAGATAGCTCATGGAAAAAGAACTTCCCACTGAATTGCAGGTAATGGCGTTGAGTACGCTGCTTACATACGTCATTCATGTCATGAGTGATGAGCAGAAAGCCGCGCTTCGTCGCATGGTTTCCTCGAAGCCGATTGAGGTTCCTTCAGAGGGTGCCACCGAAGAAATGATGGGTTACTACCACTCAATGAGCGAGTACATGCAGAACATCGTCGAGCAAACATATAAGGCTCACGAATAGCGTTCATGGCGACATCAGTCGCCATTATTTCGTCAGCATCCCTCCCGGCCGCTTCTGATCTTTAATCGCTCGCAATGACTGCTCATATGCAATTTTGGCAAACGTCGTAACCATCTGCTGCTGATCGCCACTCGCATTCTGGAATGTGAAGTTGTTAATCTGCTGAATCATGCCAGCCGACGAACCTCCGCCACCCAAATCGCTATTGCTGATCACCTTGCCGTTATCGCCCGGAATCATGTACTGGCTGCCATTGCTGGCTTTGAAGATTTCAGGCTTACCACCCTCACCTACGCGGTACATTGAGTTGGCGTTAACGGGGCCGCCGTGCTCACGAGCGCCAGCCACAGCCATTCCTTTACTTGCCATTAATGCAGTTGAGTAGGCGGTTGTTCCTACGGTTGACGCCGACCCCATTGTGGCAATTGATGCGCTTACCGCTGCTGGAGCCCACATACCTGCGGCTGCTGTTGCCTGTGCGGCAGTCGCGCCCAAAGCTGCGGTTGCTGCGATTTGGCCCATCATCATGTTTTTTACGTACTGAAGCCCCATCTCAACTAGCCCGCCAACAACGCTGTTGAGTATTGTGCTTCCGATATTCGCAAATGCTTCGCTAAGGCTTTGCGTTCCATTTAATAAGCCGGTGATGGCGTTTGTTGCCCCTCCCTGCAAAGAGTCTACAGCATCCGCAAGCAGGCTATTGGCGGCGCTTTGGTTTCGATAAAGCTCCCATTGTGCATCCGTTCTTTGCTGCTCATATTGCGTGTTGGCAGCATTCATCAATGACAAGCCTTGCTGCTCAGTAATAACTCTCTGGTCAGTAAACTCTTTGATTAATGCGAGTTTTTCGGCATTTTCATTAGCTAATTGCTGCACAGGATCAATTGCACCAACGGCTTGCAAAGCTGGGGATGTTGTCTGCTGTGATCGAATTTTTGCGAGATTTATTTGATGCTGCTTCTCCAATTGCTCAGCAGTAAAGTTGGCTTGCTGCTGAGTGATTTTTTGTGCAGCCAGCGCAGTCTTTAAGTCCTCCAGATCCTGTTTGTAACTGGCATTCTCCCTAGCCTCTGGTAAAAGTTTTTCTGCTGCAGCCTGAGCTCTTATAGCATTGCCAGTATCCCACTTCGCAGCGGCATATTTACCAGCAAGCGCAAGGTCTGCCTTGGTAGCAGCGCTTCCAAGTGACTGCTGAGCGGTTAAAATGGCTTGGTCTCGACTTAACTCGCGAGTCGAATCTCCAGCCAGCAACGATTGCTGCCGAAGATTTTCAAGCTTCTGTGCTACAGACTCTGCCTGATTTGCAGCTTTTTTACTTTCAGCGGTGGCCGCTTTATCCTCTTTCTTTTTTTCCTTCGTGGCTTCTTTGGCTTGGTTGGTTTTTACGTACACTTCCTGCAGCTTGGAAACTGCCAGCGGATCAACTATCCCTGCGTCTTCAGCATCATAAGTCGCTTGTAATCGCTCGCGTTCGTCACCTTCTTTCTTGGATAACGCTAAGCGGCGCTCTGCCTGCTTAATGAGCTTTTCACCATCACTGCCACCCCAATTGATTTTCAGGCTCTCAGCATTAAATTTCTGCAAAGCCGCCGTCGACTCACCCAGCTTGCCAGCAAGAAATGACTGCGTTTGCCCGAGAAATGAGGCCTTTTTCTCCGCTTCAGCTAATGCCAGTGCGCCATCTCTGGCCGCTTTCATTTGCGCCACGATGCCCTCATTCACCTGAACATTGATGAGCCTTAATGCGTCCTGTGACTCATTGAGAGTTCTTACTTTGGTGTTTAAGTCGCGATTTGCTTTCGCCAGTTCGTTAGCGAGATCGCTAGCTACGCGTAAGTGTCCGTTGTTAGTTTCATCACCGCCGCCCATCTGAGCTGCAAGATCAATTCGTTCTTGGTATTTTTTATTAAGGTTGGCAATGTTTTTTTCTAAGTCGGCGATTTCTTCTTTCTGGTTTTTAATCGAAGTAATCGTATCCGCACGAACGCCCTGAGCTTGTGCCAGATTCATTTCTTTCAGCTTCGAAATTACACTCGGAAGAGAATTCGCAAATTCGACACTAGCTTTTCTGGCCTCCTCCTGTCGCTGTGCATACAGATACCAGCCAGCTGCAACGATCGCGATAACGCCAAGAGGCCCTCCAAGCGGACCAGTAACCATGTTGATTGTTTTCATGGCATTCGCAGCGGTTAGTCCGGTAGCGGCTAATCTTGCTTGTGATGCTGCAACTACGTTATTTGTCTGAGCTGCTGCTATTCCTGCCTCAATGTATGCAGTTCTCAGCCTTGTTACGTTTGCTAGCGCTGTAGCTTCGGCCGCACTTCCCTTTGCAACCTGGTATTCCATTAATGCAAGATTCCAGGCTGATTCAGCAGCACTCTTGTCAGCTATGGCTTTTCTTTGAGTGACTAATGCTGCAGCAACTTCTTCTTTTGCTCTCGACCTTGTAGCAACCGCCTGACTTATGGAGGCTGCGGCCTGCCTTGCTTGGTTTTGTGTTGCCAGCGCCAGCGCTCCAATAAACCTACCTCCAAAAATCAATGCCGCCGCACCTACCGCCTGTGCAACAACATCAAGATTTTCGCTAAGTGAGATCACACCCTTGTTGAAGGCATTTATTGTTGTGCTAACGCTTGAGCTTTCGCCTACAAATTTGGTGATGTTGTTGGTTGCTATGGTGAACGCCTGACCCATTGTGGTCGTTGTGTTCGCAAATTCTTTGGCGATCGCACCGCTCTGCTTTAGTAGCCCGTTAACTACTACTTCTGTAGTCAATTTGCCTTGTGCCGCCATTGCACGGAGCTGTCCAATTGTGACGCCAAGAGAGTCAGCAAGGGCAACCGCTAGGCGACTACCATTCTCTGAAATGGAGTTGAATTCCTCCCCGCGCAGAACTCCAGATGCCAGAGCTTGAGAAAGCTGAGTCATTGTTGAACTTGCTTCTTCGGTAGTGGCGCCAGATACGGCAAGCCCTTTGTTGATAGTCGAGGTAAGTGTGATCAGGTCTTTGGTGCTTGTGCCAGCGCTGCGGGTCGCACGCTCAAGACGACCGTAAAGTGTTGCGGTTGCGGTCAAACTGCTCATTGTATTTTGAGAGATGTCGAATACGCGCTGAGTAACTTCAGCTAACGATTCATTGGCACGCACTGAGTTGGCCAGCTTGTTATTAACCGTGACCCACTCATTACCATATGCGGCCACCTGCTGAACAGAAATTGCAGCAATAACGCCTCGCGCGACTGAGCTTAGGCTAGACATGGTGCGCTGCATTGACGCTACAGATCTCTCGGTACGGGTCACGCTTGCCTCAAGCCTCCCCATGCTGCCACCCATGCCATTCAGTGCAGCATCAACTTCTCGGCGTGCTGCAAGTAAGCGCGCTGTATCCATGTCCACTTCATAAATGATGCTGCCTGCGTTTAAAGTGCCTGCCATTCGCTAATCTCCGGGCATAAAAAAACCCCGCCGGAGCGAGGTTAATTTAGATTTAATTTATCAGTTACAGTTGATGGGCCTTCCACGGAATATTATTGAACCATAGGCCTCGTTGGTGCTTTTCACCCTCAGGACTTTGTTGTTTCTGATGAATGCCCAATAAAGTTGTTTTCCGGTGTACCCGCCGTATGAATTTTTGGCATTTACAAATACGCAGGTTGAGTATCCATAAATGAATTCTCTTTGCTCAACCATCACCTCTTTGCGAGGTGCGGTAAACCCTGAGAACTTGGCAGAATCAGGATCTTTAAGCTGGTCGCGAATTGCGCTTTCAACCAGTGCTTGATATTCCACTGGCTGACTACCAACGTCCGCAGTTTCTAAATTGATGTTTTTGACTGATTCAGCAAATTCAGCATCTCTTTTTTTTGCCTCTTGTAACTGCTGATTCGGCGCACAGCCAGCAAGCAATATGGCAGAAATTACAACTGATGCGGCTAGAAAGTTCCTATACATATCCCTATCCCCAATAGCATTAAGTGCGATAAATCCTAAAGGGAAACTGATGCAAAAGAAAGCAAGAAACCCGCATTTAAGCGGGTCAAATAAATGATGTGATATTCGTTATTTTGTAATGGTAGCTTTCGCCAGCATCCTTGAAGAGGTAGTTGCTACCAACAGCAAGCCGCTGCTTAAGAATGTGCAGCTCACCTGCCGCAAATTCGCTTTCTTTCCAATCAAGTCCGGCAATTGTCTCTGAACTTTCATAAAGAGAAAATTTATATTCTCGAGCATCTCTGGAGCTGTAAACACCACCGGTTCCAAATCGTTCGCCACTCTCATCAATAGCACCCCGATCGTTGAGCCTTACCTCAAGCCACAGCTTATCTAAAGGGTATGGCGCGTACTCCAATTCAATTCGATATCTCATAGCGCTCTCCATCGCATTTTCGTGTAATTAATCCTAGCATGGAGTGGGCGCAAGTTGGTGCAAAACCATAGGCACTGATCATCTATCAGGATGGGCGTGACTGGCAAGTCAGGTTAGGATTAGAAGGCATTAAGAGAGGCCTAAATGCTCATGAATGAGATACCTAGTAACTACGACCATCCTAAACTGACTTTCGTATATCCTACCTTTATACGTGTGGGCATGATCGCCAACGGTCCATTTTTTCCTGACATTGGTTGGCAGGTCAGCCAGTTTCCGATGAAGATGATGTTTTATGTTTCAGTAGGATTAATGCTTAACAGCAAGCGTCCATACAGTTACGACATAGATGTACTTTATGATGGAAAGTCTCTAACACCTGAAGATGAGCCAGTTATAGAATCGAAGCTTATCAATACCGCAGTATCGAATAGAGATGATTTCGTGGCTATCTCCACCAACTTGCTTGAAGATGTAATTATGCCTGGTGGCGGTCTTTACACCATTAAAGTTCGACTTTTTTCCGGCAAAGCTAACTCAACTGAAAAAGAACTTATTGATGAACACTATGGCTACTTTACTCTTGCCGAAGATTGGATGAACAACGAGATGAAAAAAACGGATTAAGTATGGTCAGAGCTATTGACATAAATACTAGGCAGCCAATTGAAGAACAGGAAAGCATACCCCATAATCCCTCTCATGGTGACGGCGATGGTGGAGGAGGAAACATGCTTGAAGCACGCGTTGCAAAGCTTGAATCTGACGTCAGCTATATCAGGCGTGACGTTGATGAACTCAAGGCTGATGTAAAATCCATTGATCGGAACATGATAACTGTACTTGAGAGGCTCGAAAGCATAAAAGAGTCACTTGCTAAAAAGCCTTCGACAGATGCCGTTGACAGAAAGATTTCTGAAGCGAAACTGGCTGTATTACTAGGCGTCCCGGGCTTAATCGCTATTGGCACCGCAGCCTACAAGCTAGTCGTGCATTTTTATTTCACATGATAACCCGGCTCCGGCCGGGTTTTCTTTATCCCTTTTCCAACCGTCTCGCCTTCCTCGCCAGATAGTCATCAGCCACCGAATCGTACTCTTCTTTAGTGAAGCCCTTTTGCTCCGGATATTTGGCAGCCAGCAGCAGCTGAAAATCGGTCATCGTAAGCTGCTCTGCTTCTTCCCGGCTCATTCCAAGGTGCGTACGCGCTGCACTGATGTATTCGAATGCGTTAAACTCGCTGGATGCCTGTGCTCCTTCGTGGCGCTGTAGCTTGCGCACTTTGGCCTTTCCGATGACACCATGCGCCATGAGCGATCGCGCAATGATGACCATTTCCTCGGACGCCATGCGGCCCTTGCGATAAACGAATGTCCATTTGCCAGACCGACCCGGCACAATCTCACCGGTCAGCGCTGACACATCCTGTAGTGAGCAAGCCTGAAGCACCGACATTGCGGTGACGATCGCTTTCTTACTGTATTGCGGCGAAGCGAGGTGTGAAGTCAGCCAGGCAGGGATGGTTCCGTACGCTTTGAGAGCATTACGCATCATGTCGCCTACTTCATCGTTGTACAGGTCATACAGCGCCTGCACGATTTCATCTGGCTCACCGATTCGCGTCATGTTGATGAACGACGGCCTGAAAAAGTATTCATTCTCACCGTCGCTAATCACGCACTCGCCGATTTCCTTCAGTGGCGTCATGTTTCCTCCATAAGCATTATCAAGGGCTGAAACCAGCCCTTTGGAATGGTTACGAAGAAGTGACTGTAACCGCTGTGGTGCCGGTGAAACTGCCATCTGTCGAGGTGAACGTGATGGTCGCAGAACCTGCAGCAACCGCAGTGACCAGGCCAGTATTGCTGACTGTCGCTTTGGTTGCATCCGAGGTCGTCCAGGTACCGGTGCGATCTGTTGCATCGGTAGGCTGAACTGAGCCGGTCAACTGGCGTGTCGCGCCTACAGCTAGTGAAGCTGTAGCCGGTGTCACGGTCACGCCGGTCGCTGGCACGGTTTCATCGGTGTCGATTACCTGAATGGTGGTCGCATCACCCACTTTAAATTCAGTGGTGAAGGTCACGATGTCATTTGTGCCTCCATCAGAACTCAGCGCGGTAACGACCATGTAGCCCTGGAATGTGATTTCGCCGTATTCCATGCGAACCCAGATGCCAGGCTGGCGTCGGGCTTTCAGTTCACCTGCGAAATACTTGATGAAGCGGCCCACACCGTATTGGTCCAGCTTGCCTTTCTTACGCACTTCACCTTCAAAGCTGATAGTGAAATCAGAGTTGGTGATGATGCTCTCAACAAAGCCGCCACCGTCATCCGCATCGGAAGTTACTGTGTTAGGTGAGAAGTCCCACCCTTTGCTCGTTCCGGCAGCCAGCGCTTTCCATTCCGATTCCTGCGGCAGCGCATCGCTGCAGCCATCGGCAACTTCAAGCACAACGGCGCCACCGAACAAACGTTCGTTGCTGTTCTGGCAATCAGCCATGGGGTAATTCCTCTTTGACGTTTATTTAGCTGCCGAAAGTGGCAACAAACTGAAGCCGATAGACCAGACGGCCTTCGGTTGTTTGGACGGGGCCTGGAATGCCGCCGAGGTTTTCCAGATAGCCGACACAGGCGTCAGCCATTGGGTTTTGTTGAACGAAATCGATAATGTCCTGCACACGCTGGTCCACAACGCCATTACCGGACTTAGCGCCGATAACATCGACAATGACGTAATACTGGCCGCCGAGTTGGTTGCGAATAGACCCGCCCCCATTGGGACGAAACACCATAAATTTATCTGCCTGGTTGCCGGTGTCGTTCCACACGAGCAACTGAGTGATGAAACCTGCCGTAAGGGCTGCATCATTGAAGAAGTTACGCACGCGCGTATGCATTGGAGGATTCAAAATGACATCTCCCTCTGCACAACGCGGTCGATAACATCGCGGCTTTCTTCGAACCCTTTAGTCAGGAATTCTTTCTCAGCCGTTGGTCGACGGAACCGCTGCGGATTTTCCGGGTCATGCACATAAGCAGCGTATGAAGCCGTGTAGCCAACCCTGCCGGTAATACGTGCGCCATTAACGACGATTTCACGGAACTGGCTGTTGAGCAGATACGACGTATCTATTGGCGTATAAATTGACGCTTGTGATGCACCGACGATCATCGCGCTGGTAAGAGCTCGAACAACACGCCGGTCCTGAATGTTATCGATAGCGCGGTTAACGTTGCGTGAGACCTGCCTGATGCCTTTTACTTTCACGCCCATACTTTTCTCCAGACGTAAAAAAGGCCGCCTAAGCGACCTGTTATTGCAGATTATCTTCTGCCGTGATTTTCATGATATCCATATTTGATTTCCGCCAATTTCCTAGCAGAAACGGCATCGTCTATGCTAGCAAATCTTCCAAGATGAACTTTTTTTATACCATCTCTGATATATGCCTCCCAGCGGTTGGTTCTTTTGCACCAACAAACACCAGAAGTGCCACTTTTATTGTTGCCGTGGATTCTGCTGTTTACGCCGTTCTCCCTCTTATTCACAACCCTGAGATTGTTTATTGAGTTATCAGATTTATTGCCGTTGATATGGTCAATGAACATGTCAGCAAAATCGCCGTGGTAGATGGCCCATGCGATTCTATGCGCCTTATAAGTCCTTTTTAGGATAGCAATTTCTATATATCCATCCTCTGCTTTATATCCTGCAACCTTTGTGGCGAATTTAGTATTCCATGCCTTACATGCATACTCTTTTTTGAAGTGGGTCGATGGTCTAGATTTCCAAGTCAAAACGCCGCTTTCAGGGCAGTAATCAAGGCAATCTCTCAAATAGCCGATGTCGGCATTATCTTTGTCTAATGGCAGCATTTAAAACCTCACAGTAGGTTTCACAGATGACTGGTGCGCGGCAACAGGGTCTGTGCTCCCCGCTTTCGACTGGCCGGTCTAGCCGCGCGCCGTAATTATATCAAATGCCAGTTATGATGGCGAAATCATCCGCAATTCTTTCGAAGGTATCTGCATACCTAATTACATGCATGATTTCATCGGCGCCCGCCTCAACTGGATTAGCAACCACTGAATTTCCCAAAAGGATATAGTCACCCTTTTCCGCTGCGGGATACTCTGACCAAAAAGTATTTTTGATATTAATTTCAATACCAATATCACCAAGTCGAGCGGTCGCATCACCGCCATAATCACAGGCGATCACCAGTGGCGCTTCAAACAGCGGGTCGCCGTAATCATTGCTTTCGCCTGAGCGCTTCCAGATCGTCGCCTGAGCGGTGTATGACCAATTGACTAAAGATGACATGTCATTTCCTCCAACTGGTCACTGCGGTCTTCTCAGCAGCAATTCGCGGACAGTTAATCACCCACTCGCCGCCGCTGTTCACGTAGCCTGTTGTCTGCCGGCCATTTGAAGTTTTCACCCACACGCGTTCGAATGGTTTGGGCGGTTGTGATGCCGGTTTCCAGCTCATCGCTTATCACCGCACATGCAACCACCCTTACCAATCCAGATTCCGGCAAACGCCTGTTGAGTCGGGTCAGGCGGAATCAGTGCAGACGCACAACCGAATTTATCCAAACCGCGCAGCAATCCGAGCGATCCTTTCCACCGATCGGCGAATGAGCCATAGCGGAATGACCTCGACGCACCAGATGGGGCTGACTGAGAGCTGATGTATTTATCGCCCTGCCCCAGCCCCATCAGTCCTAACAGGTACATTTGAATCAGTAATGCTGTCGCTGGCGTGTAGTTAGCGTCCAGACAATCCTGAATGCTGTTCGCCTGCTCAACCAGCGCCGCGAGAATAAAGTCTGGCAGCGTAATCCCCTGGCTCACCAGATACTCTTTTGCCTGTTCCTGGGTAACCATGACTACCTCTTAGCCCCGCCGAAACAGGGCATAAAAAAACCGCCATCGCGGCGGCTGTTATTCAGCAGGGAAAAGCTTTTCGAGTTCGCCGTCTGGCAAGAGCTCCGCCAGCTTGTCAGCGCCAAGGGTGCCTTTGAACTCAATTCCCAACTCGGTCAGGCGGGCGGCGATCGCTTCTTTGCGTGAGGTGCCAGTTGGCGTAGCCGGTGTCAGCTCAGCAGAGGCTTTATCCGACAGCTTACGCACGTGAGATTTCAGCGACGGATGAACCTTTTCAAGCTCCACCACATCGCCTTTAGCTACGCCGTGCCACGGCTTAATTACTTCGTATTTCTCAGCCATGATTGCTCCTTAAGCGAGGTTGGCGCCGTAGACCACACCGGACAGGCCTTCGCTGTCCTTCTTAATCTGCAGGCCTTCAGCAGACATGATCTGGAAGTTGTAGTTGCTCTGCGGCATTGGGCGCGGTAACGGAACAACACCGACAGCCATGCCAATCAGCGGAGAGATAACATCCTGACGGCGCTCATAGGCGATGAACTCATTGCCTGACAGTGCGTATGTCATCTGGATTGACTTAACCGGGATGAATTTGCTGATCGCATCCAGCACGGTACCGCTCAGAATTGCATTGGTGCCGGTGTTGATGTCGACCAGATACGGCTTAGCCATATTCGCCCAGATTTCCGGACTCACCCACAACTTGTCGTAAGCCGTTACCTGATTGGTGCGAGCCGTCAAGCCAAACGGGCCAGTTGGGCCAAAGAATGCTAGCAACTGAGCCGGTGTGGCAGTTGCTAGGTTGATATTGGCGCCGCCGGCACCGCTACCGAGGTTGATCTTCTGCGTATTGCGGTGGTTCTTGATGCCCTGCGCTTTGTAACCATCAACAGAGATGGATGCATCGCCGTTCAGGTAGAAGTTGACGCGCTTTTTGTGGAACTTGCGCATCTTCGCGGACTGCGATTCCAGAGCGAGATCAATGCCGACAGTGCTCAGGCCTGCAGCATGTCGCCAGTTTACACCGTAACCTGCAGTGAACACAGGAATCGGGTCGCCATCAGAACCGAATTCAGTGTGGTCAAAGGAGTATGGCGCCTGACCATCGATGCTGATTGAAACGTCATCAGCGATATCACCAGACACGTTATACAACTTCGCGGTTTTGCCGATCGGGAGAACGGTTTGTACGCCCATCAGATCATTGACGATTTCCATGCCAATTTCCTGATCGCGCATCTGGATAATCTGGCGGTCAATCTCAGCCCAGAATTCGCGAGTGAAGCCGCCGATGGCATTCGCTGCCAGCATGTCATGCGTCATACGCGCACGGAACGCGTTGACCATCATGTCATGCTGAGCATTGAAGATGTCACGGTTCGCCCACAACTCATTCCAGTGCCCGCGCAGTCGGCTGTTAGCAGCCAGTGTTTCAGCGGTAAAATACATTCTTATTCTCCTGATTAAGCGCCAGCGGCAACAGTGCCGACGCGCGTACGAACACGGATGAAATCAAAGGTGCTCGCGGCAATGGTCGCTTCGTCCTGGCTGTAGCCGATTACCGAATCGGTGTCTGAAGTTGCCAGTGTGAAGTTGCCATTGGTACCGAGCTTGATCGGGGAATCCTTCTCATAGGTTCCCGGCACGCAGCGCAACGCGAGCTCACGGCCTTCCTCGACGTAATTTCCCACAGCAGAATCACCAGCAGGCACAGCCTCAGTGATGTTCAGGCCTTGGTGGTAAGCAACGTCGATGATGTAGAGACGACCAGCCAGCGCGGTAGCCTGCGCGAACTCATTGTCGTCATTGATGACTGCCGCGGTACCCGGCTGCAGTGCTGCAGCGGTAACGCGGGTTTCGGTCTTGTACAGAGACTGACCGTCGATATTAACGCGACGATAACGTGCCATTACGCAGCACCTCCAAAGTAAACAACCGGATCTGGTGCGCCGGTCACAGGTGGATTTTTGGCGCTGTTTGCACCGATCTGGGTGGCTTCACCTAGCTTGCTGAACATCTCTTTCAGCGCTTCGCCTGTCAGCGCATTGGCAATGATGTCGCCATGCACCGCTTTAACTGCGTCACGCATGGTCTGTTCTTCGGCGCGTGAGTTAGCCGTCAAAGCATCAGAGAGCTTTTTCTGATTCGCCTGAATGCCTGAAAGCGCTTCGGTAATTGGCTTCAGTGACGCTTCGTTGTTCGCAGCAATAGCGCTGCTGACGATAGTGCCAATCTGTTCCAGTTCTTCTTTGGTTAAAGGCATATCGCCCTCCGTTTGGTGGTTTGTTGCAGGGGCTTCCTGCGGAGTGAAAAGTGATTTGAATTTGTTGGCAGCTATTGCCACCCATGATTCCTGACGAGCTACCTTTGAACCGGCATCATCGAAAGTGATTTTTCCGCCGTCGCTGCTGTAACCGTAAACCTGTGCGTCGCCGCCGTTCCGAATGACGATTGCCTGCGAATCTGTGAAGTCTGCAATCCACGCGTAGTCGTCAGGACCGGTTACAAACTTATCGCGGGCAGCCTGTTCGATACGTCGCTCACGCTCGCGGTAGGATTCGCCAACAAGTGCGCCAGAGTTGGCCTTCAGTGATTTGGCCTGGTCGGCGTTAACCATCAGGCCAACGCCCTGCTCTGGCTGTGCGGCGCCCACCTCATGCAAAAGGATTGCGTCATGGTCCATAGCGTTAATCTTCGCTACCCATTCAATGCCCTGCGCCTTCTGCTCTTCATTGGCCTCCAGTTGCTCAAGAAACACAGCAACGCTGGTATGAATCGGTGGGACATCTTCGCCGCGCTCAATGGCTGCCACGCGCTCCAGAAGCTCACGGCCGCCTTCGCTCTGGTTGGCAACAACGGTGTCGACCCACTTCTCTGCGTAGATACGGTTGCCGGATTTCTTCACGTTGCGATTCCATGCGCCGATGTGACCTGCGTTGATGCCTTCTGGTGAGAATGCGGAAACAAACTGTCCGTCTACAGTTGGGTGTCCAAGCGGTGCGAGCGTGCCTTCCAGCCCCTGATAGTGGGCGTCGATTTCTGCCGCCGAATACAGGCCGCCGTTCATCACAACGTTCGCCGGCAGCGTGTAACTTGGCAGTACCAGATGCGCGCGGCCGTTATGCGTTTCGCGGCGAATAGCCTGACTGTTCACCTTTGTGGTGACATTGACCTGCATAGTCATGGTTATCTCTCGATTAAGCCGCGTGCTTATGTCCGCAGCAGTGATGTGATTGGTTTGCGGCAAGTGACTTCCACTGCCTGAATTCTTTCTGTGCCATCTCGACAACTTTCGAATTAACCGGGTTGCCCTTGGCATCTACCAGCACCTCGACCTGCGAGCATTTGCAGTTGATCGCATTCGCTCCGGTGGCGTACCACGCCCTGACCTCTTCGACTGTGTATATGTGATAGTGCCGGGCAGCATGGGATTGGCGGGTTGTTGGGCTCAATGCCGAGTAGTGCATCAGCCGAATATTGAGGCCGAGATTTTTTTTTGCCTCGTCCGCTTCATCCCATCTGGCCCTGCGCAGCGCTGTAGTCAGTTCAGTGCGAGCGATGGTGTTGGCGCGGCGCGATTCAATGCCTACCTGATTTCTAAGATTGCGAGCCACTACCGATGGATGCAACCCGCGCCCCATGCCATCCGTAAGCACGCGAGCCATGTTGCGTTTTGTCTCAGCTGACAGCCCTTTCATCTCTTCGAACTCACGCGCATAGACCAGCGACATTCGACGCTGATACGGCTCGCTGAGCAGAAGCGACTGAAGTGATTGCCGGTCAGCCAGATACGTTGATGACTGCTGGGAAAGGTTTGCAAAGGTCTGCGCTGTACCGCGCACCACAGCCGCCTCAACATAGGTCTCAGTGAACCAGTTGTGGCTCTGGTCTCCTTCAAGAAGAATGGAGTCAGTAAGCAAGCTGGCATCATTGAGCGTCATGGTGAAGATGAGCGGGTCAATCTGGTATTCGTAACTGGCATTAACAACGAGGGTTGCAGGGAAGCGTTCAAGTGCGGCGATGTAGGCTTTGCCGATCCGTTTCATGCGGCTGGCGAAATCCTTCATCGCCTTGCGCTCTAACCGGTCGATGCCGGTCGGGTCTTGCTTATTGCTGGGTAGAATCGCCGGTTTGGGCGTTGTCGTCCTCTTCGCCATCATCAATCTCCGGCAATGGTTCACTTCCGCCCGGTTCATAACCTGCAGCAACGCGGATCTCATCAACCGAGAAGACCTGCTCACCTGATGCAAGTGAGGTCTGATTGATAGTGCTCATCTTGGTGGCGCTATCCAGCTTGTCAGATGGTGACTGCTCGTTGAGCTCATCCCATACGATGCTGAACTTGCCGACAGGCTTGATGATTTGCAGATAGGTCAGCTTGTCGACCATGTCCTCAATATCGAACGACAGGTCGCCACGGCGTGACTGACAGCGGCCATTAAAGTAAATCTGGTCTTCAGTGCTTGCGCGCTCACCCGACTGGTTACCGACGATGATGCGCGATGGCATGTCCACGGATGAGCTGAAGGTTTTCAGGTTCACGTCATACGTTGGCGAAGGGTCAGCAACGGCTGATACTAGTGGCGTAACTGTCGCGCCTTGGGTCGTGAGCGTGGTGTCATTCCCACGGTTAACCTCGACCGCCACCTCATCAAACCGGGCCTGCAGCTCATTGACGCTTACGCCATACAGCGAGGCCAGATTGTTGAAGTCGATTTCTTTGTCGAAGTTGATATTAAGCTGGCGCGCGGCGTTCTTGAGGAATGACTCACCCGAACCGCCTTCGACTTTCTCCAGGCTAACGCAGGCGTTATATCCAGGCTCAAGGAAGCCGATTTCATCATCGGACATGTCACCGATAATCAGCACGCGATCGGGATGAATGTTGCGCTGTGCCGTGCTGCCGTCAGAGAGCGATTCGTTGTACTGCCACATCGTGATGGCGCCATTGTTGTCACGGCTGCCCACCTTTAATGCACTGGCCCAAACCGGGGTTATCTTCTGCAGTGCCTTACCTTTGATAACTGGCTGGTCCCAATTCTTGCTATCTCTGATATGCAGCAGGATGCCAGCCCAGCGACCAACGAGACGCCGTGTATCAGCCTTGGCAAATGCGCGCCAGAACCGGTGGGTTAATACCTGATTGCTGGCCTTTTCCCACGCAGTTAACTCGCGTGAATCGTCGGACTGCTCACCCTCGATCACCTGCGGATTAGTCTTCCAGCAGTTCGAAACCAGCTTATTCACCGCACCGTGAGCGATACCGCCGCGACGGTAGAGTTTGTACAGGTCATCAAACGTCAGATCATCTTTAAATCCGTATTCGCACCACGCGCTTTCTCGCTTGGCATCCAATCCCATGCCGGGATTGATTAGCATGGCGCGCGCACGGGCAAGCCTGACGTCATTCATCGCGTGATTGACGGCTAGCGTTAATTTGTCAGTCATGGTTTGTCCGTCGGTGGGTTATCTGCCTTGCAGGCGTTTTGGAATCATCATGCCCATCGTCTGAGCTTTGCGTTTGATGTGTCCGTCGAGACCGTAGCGAATGCCGTCCCAGCAGTGCTCATCACCATCTGCCAGTTTCGGCAGCACTTCGCCGGTGATGCGGTCAGTTTTGTACGACCACAGGCGAGCTTCGCGCGCCACATTCTTACAGCGGGGATGAATGATGATTTCGTCAAAGCCGCGCAGATGGGCGATGCCATCCTCAACGCTACCCTGCCACTTTTCAGCAGCTGATATTTTGAAGCCCTGACGCTTGAGATAGCTGATTGTTTCGGGTCGCGCGGAGTCGGCCTTGATGGGCCATTCACGCGCGCCGGGGATCGTGTCGTACAGCGCTGGCATGTGGTCGAGTTCTGTTTGCTGACCATAAGCCTCATATTCGATGTAAAGCCGGTTATGCAGAATGAATGAGCGGGTAAGCGTGTTCGGGTCTTTGGCGAAACCAAAGTCAGCGCCGAAGAACAGGCGATCGGCTTCTTGCCACAGCGTGTCACTGAATTCAGCGATGCGGTATTTACCAGCCAGCACCTGCTTATCGGAGTTTTCGAGATAAGCTCCTTCCCACACCCATGCGTAGGTTGCAGGGTCGAGGCGGCGCTGGTCGTTCTGGCGCTCACCTTCCAGCACATCAGGAAACCACGGGTTATCGGTGTAGTTCATCTCGACGGTAACGCAGTCTTCACCAGCCTCTTTGCGGAAGCGTTTATCAGTAGCGCTGCCATCGCGCTCAGGGTTCCATGTCACCCAAATCTCAGAGCCTTCCTCTCGAACGGTGGGGCTAAGCTTCTGCCAGGCGACTTCACTGACAGATTCGGCTTCATCTACCCAGCACAACAGGATGCGTGCTTTCGACTTGATGCTGTCGAGGTTATGACGCAGGCCAGCGAATACATACGTCACCGTCTTATCGATGGTGCGAATATATTTCTCGCCAATGTCGAAATTGGAAGCCAACCACGGCACCGAAAGGATCGCCTGTTTCACTTCCTGCATGCTCGATTCTTCAAGCGAGTTCATAAACTCACGTGCGCACAGAATTACGCCGCTCTCACCATTCATCATGGCCTGATATGCCTTAACGGCAGTCATCAAAGCAAAGGTGCGCGTCTTGGCGCTACCACGCCCACCATGTGAGCAGCGATAACGCTTACCGATTGCAGTGAACAGTGGAGCGAGTTTAGCGGGGATCGGAAGTTGAACGGCTTCACTCATGCTTTTGGCTCGACAGGGAGAAGCTGAATGACGGTTGGTTTTGGCGTCATGCTTCCATCAGGGCTTGAATGCTCAACCTTTTGCCGGTTGGTGTATGCATCACCCACTTCTTTAGCTGCTTGCTCCATCAGTGACGCCGCCAGTGCCATGTTTCGCATGTTCTCTGCCTTTGTCATCATTCGGTCAAGCGTGCGCAATCGATAGGCTTTGTTGGCGATCGGGATGTCGGTTATTTCGGTCTGAAAGCGGGTGCGAGTCGTGTTGAATAAATCGACCCATTTCTGCCCTAAGTTTTTAGCAATTGCCTTCGTCGGGTCGTAAGAAGATACCTGCTGAATGGTGATGCTAAGACCAAACTCTTGTTTCACTTGGGCGGCTATTTGCGTTGGTGTGTCGAAGCAGGCTAAAGCCTGAACTATAAAGGCTTTAACCTCCGGTGATAATGCAGCCATTGGTCGCCTCCATAGCTAACTTAATATAACAATTACGCCAGTTTCATCAGGCACGTTCCGCATGCCCTGGCTATGTCGATGTTTGCCACTTCTGCCGGGTTGGCAGCGGCATCAATAAGTGTTTGCACATCAGCACTTGCACCATAGCGGCGAACCACTCCGGTGAACTCTTCCACGTCGTGTCCACGTATGCATAGCTTGGGTAATCCTGAGTCGCGGTAGAATTTTGGTGCGCCAAATTCATCGGTGGCCTGGGCGATGTGATAAAGCTCATGCTCTACCAGTGCGCAGAATTCGAGGTCGCTGCATTGCGAGCAGAAGTCCCCGGCCAGCGTGATAATGAAATCAGGCTTATGGTCAAACCATTCATAAAGCTGCTGCTCCATTCTGGCCTTCTGCCATCCTCCAGCGCGCATCATTACCTCTTCAGCTTGACCGAGTACGGTACGGCCCTGTTTGGTGAATGCGGTTGCTGCCCATAGGAAAGCAATGTCAGCCTCTAGCAGATGCAGATGATCCGGGTTATGCAGCACACCATCTTCACTGATGATTTGCTCTATAACCCACTCATGAACGCCGGTAGCAGGGATGAGTTTGATGTACGGTGCGAACTCTTCGACAAATTCGAGTGGAGGGTGTGGCCTTACAATATTCATCCCTCCCCCTTATTAAGCTATTTGAAAATGACAATACTATCGATTATGCGGATAAGGGCATTTGCGACTTCGCTTGATGTCCCACCTTTCATTGCATAATTCCTGAAAGTATTACGAAATTCTTTCCACAAGGCTTCAATTTTTGGATCATCCAACAATCCCTCACACAGCATCCAGTTATTCATGGCAAGCTTATGAGCTGCTAGCATGTCTTGCTTGTTGAAGAAGATTTTGGTTTCTTCATTTCTTAAAGATGTGTCTATATCATGCTGCTTCAAAATCGACCTGGCCCTGTTAACCTCCATATATGACCATCTTTCGGGCATCGCTTGAACCGAATCCAGTAGGTCGATTAATGAGCGTTTTAAATCCACCTTTACCTTTAGTTCTTCTTGCCTACGCCATGTATGCAAAGCCTTCCATGCAATAATCAGAGTTATTGCGGTCGATATCGCGGTTGCAATTGAGATGTTCATTGACCAGAAAGCCCAATTGGCTGACTCCTGCGCAGCCAACATGCTCTGATAACTTGTGTAATCAAAATCCATTTGCCCTCCTGAATAAAGGTGGATGATATTACACAATATTATTTTAAACACTGTTCAGTGATGTACTGCTGCAATCCGGCTATTTGCTTTCCGGCGATTTCGATACGACTTCTGAGGGTCCAATAATTTCGCTCAGCGGAGTCAGTAAGTCGGGGGCTGGCTGCATAATCCACGCCGGTGGCGACGGTGGAGTTTGTCGCGGGGCACTTTGCGTTGAGCTGCAGCCGACGCTTGCCAGTAGCGACATCATCATGCAGCAGATCGATAGTCGCCTGAGCATCAGCTAACTCCTTCGTGTATTTCGCATCAAGAGCAGCCACATCGCGCTGACGCACCTGCATGTCATTAATTGTCTGCTGCCGTTCAGTAGCCAAGTTATCTGCGGTGACGTATTTGTCACGGTAATGACTAGCAAGCTTCGCCATCCCCACACAGGAGATAATCAGCGCCGCGACAGCAAACAATTTCCAGTTATCAGCTAACCACTTCATCATTCACCTGCCGGTGCTGCCTGAATAATTACCGTGTTTCCATCCTTCTTGCCCTTTTCAACTGCACTCGGATCGATAGCGATTGAGCACGACTTACTGGAGCGGAGGAACTCGTTTTCTTTCTGGAGTGAATTAGCGCGCGCTTCGGTTGTTGACCGGCGACGCGTTTCTTCATCCAGCGTTTTAGCCAGGCTGTCGAGGCGTTTGGTAATTGGCTCCATCTGGTCAGCGAACTTCATGTTGCGCTCGTTAGCCAGAAGGAACTGCTCACGCAGTCGGTTGTTGCGCTCGGTCAGGTAGGCGTTGTCATACCAGAGCTTGACCACGAAGCTGATGATGATTGCCGCGAACAGAGCCGGGATGAATCGGCGGTAACGGGCCATTCTTGCTTTACCTGTCATAGGAGCACCTGCAAAGCTTTGTCAGTTCGAGCGCGGCGATCGGCTAATCCGTTGAACCCACCGTTGACGGTTTTAGTCAGGCCGTTCAGGTCGCCTTTATCTGCGTACTGATTGCAGTTATTAGCCTTCCAGAACCAGCCAGCAGAACGCGCAGCGTTGGCATCCTGCAGCAACAGGTCAGGGTTATCAGTCAGCGGTAGCTTTAACGCCTTTCCGCACGCTTCGTAATTGCCGCGGAACGTCACCTGCTTCAGGCTACGGCCGCGATACTTCCAGCCGTCACCGTTCAGGTTATTTCCATAACGTCCGCCATAAACGAGATTGGCGATCGCCGCCTGACGCTCTGGCGACAATGCTGATTCACCGGGCTTACGGCCCAGCTGCTGGCGCTGTGCATCGGTTAATCGTGTGCCGAAAATCTTCAGGCCTTCCACGCTGTAGTTCAGGCTCTCTTTCACCTGCGTAAAGCCGTTCGACTCGGTGCCGATTTGCCCGATGAAATATGCCTGGCGCTTTGGTGTATCGATGCCGAACTCTTTCATCGCCGCAGTGATGTGCGGATACCACTTATCAGCCAGCGCGTCAGTGATACCGGCGGCTGCTTTGAACTGGTCACGGGTAATCATTCGGCAACTCCCGCACCTCCTGCAGCTTTTTGCAGGAAACGCTTTTCAAGTGCTTTGATAAGAGATGAGCCCGACCAGCCAGCCATACCGCAGATGGCGCCGGTGACTTCCTGTGGCCACGACCAGTAGGTAGCGAGCAGCATCATCAGGAAGCCAGCGAATATGGATACGATTAGCTGCAGGCATAGCGTGCGCCAGCTGAAGGCGTCGCCACTCAAAACTTTGTAGGCATATGCAGCCACCGCGCCGAGTACAGTCATGCCCAGCGCAATCAGCGTGGCAATAAAGCCCGGATCGGATTTATAAGGCATTTTTTTCACTTTCCACCCCCGCATAGGGGACT